AAGCCCAGGCTTACCTGTAGATGTACTGGCTTGGGGTCCGAGCTGGGTGAGATTTAAGGATGCTTATAACACATATCCAATCAGTACAAACATGAAGATGTTTTCGATGTTGGTGGAAGGTATTTATATAGAAAAAAGCACTGACGCATCAGGGCAATAGCAGCTTTTATCCTCGAACAAATTATACCACAAAGGGGAATGACGATGAACATCGCAAATAGTGAGTCTCCTGTATTTAAAGTAACGGACTTAGGTCCAGCAACTGTTCTTAACTATCAATTCTCCCTCAAAGAAGCGGAGCGAGCATATAGAAAGGCTGACGCTGATGATAAAAAGGTAATATCCGGGATGAAATCCGATTGTGAGTTTGTGATAGAGTGGCTGACCACTGGACGGCGACCGGGAAACAAGAGAGGGATTGAACGTCGAGCTGCATATCAGAAGGAGAAGTTGATGGATCCAGTCCGGATGCAGGCCTTTGTACAAAAAAGCAGTGCTGGTAGCCCTAGCAATCTAAGCGATTGGGAAATATTCCAGGTAGAGGACGCACTTTCTCGATTGAGTATTCGGGAAAGAGAATGTTATGTATTGGCATACGGGGAGTGTTTTTCGTTTGCGGCTATCGCTTTAATGTTAAATATATCAAAAGGCACAGTTGAAACTTACATTACTCGTGCTCAAGAAAAAATATCGCAGGATATTACTTCTAGCCTATTCTTAATGGAATAGGATTTTAATGTAAAAAATTATGGAAAAAAAAACTTGTATAGTTAATAATATTAGTAGCTTATAAGAAGGAGATATATCATGAATATTAAAAAATATGAGAAAATTATTCCATGGGGGATAATAGGTGCGATACTGAGTGTTATCTTTGGAATAGTAGGTTTATATTCAGGGTTTATTTATACACCTAAGCCAGCTATCAGATTTGAAGTGATTAATGAAACTAATGTTTTGGATTTGATGAAACCAGTTAATGATTTAAAAATTACATTCCAAGGCGAGGATATGATCGAAAATAACAATAATTTAAAAATAATCACAGTTAAAGTAATGAATATGGGAGAGGCTAGCATCTTAGAAAATCAATACGATTCAAGAAATAATTGGGGGTTTAGAGTTAGTGGTGGCAATATTATAGAAAGTAGAATAATTAATTCTAATTCTGAATATTTAAAGGGAAATATCAGCCCTTCAGTATCAGATGGGAAAACAGTGAATTTAGAAAAAGTAATATTTGAAAGTGGAAATTTTATCACTTTAGAATTATTGGTAGTTCATTCAAAAGAGCAAATACTTGAAATTATACCTTTCGGGAAAATTGCAGGTGTAAACAAAATGAGCGTTATTAACACTTTTCAAAAGTCTCAAGATGAGAAACCTATTCTGGAGCAAGTCATTAATGGGAATTGGGTAATTCAAATTTTAAAATTGTTTGTATACTCTGTTTTACTATTATTTTTATTAATTGTAATAGTCTTTTGTGTTTTTGGAATAGGTACAATTTTACGGAAATTAAGAATGAAAAAAATAATTTCTAAACTAAAAAAAAATGAAGAAATAAAAAGTCATCCTAAAATTATTACACAAATGCAAAATTGGAATGAAGATGATTACCAGATCATTCAGAATTTAATATACTATAAAGAAAAACTAGGCTTATTTATTGTAAAATTGAATGAAGAGGAACAAATAAATAATAACACTGAAAATGTGGCTGATGATAACAGTCCCCTACCTATTATGCACAATTTCGAAATGGATATTCATACTTTAAACTATAGAGAAAATCTCATTGAAGTAATGATATTTAATGAATTTATACAGTTTGATAGAGAAAAAAGTGAGGTGAAGATTCTGAAAGAATTTGAAAGAGCTATACATATCGCGTGTATTTTTTCAAAGAAAAATGAGATAATCAACAAAATTGATAGAAGGTTTTTCGATGCTCTGTAGAGGGTATTCATTACTTTTTTTATATAAATGAATATAATCTAATTTTTGCTTTTTGTGGAACTTTGATGTTGTAATTTGTTTAAGATAATTTATTTTACATACAAGAGGAGCCAAAAAGGTTCCTTTTTATGTTTTTTGACTTACGATTGCCACCTATATATAGGTAAAACATGATGGAAATTAAAAACTTATAGGTATTAACTATAAAACGAAAAAATGGTGGAAATTTTTTGAAACGTTTGCTAACATTGAATTGCCTATGGATAGAAAGCATTCTCTAAGCAAGTATGGCCCAGTGAATCTTGGGGAAGATTCATAATTTTTATTTTTCACAAAACACTTTGAATCTCAGACTGAATGGAGGTGTGTATGCGACGTTTTATGAAGGTTTTATGAACGTTATATGAATGGCGAGTTTGTAAAAAGCCTTAAAAAATCATGGTTTTTAAAGAACGTATTTTAAGTAGATAACTAGGAGGCTAATTTTTATTAGCCTAGGCGAGATCGCCGTTAAAAAAAAGGAAAGATCAGGGAGGTCGGATTCCCTGATCTTTTTCTTATGCGCTAATTTTCAAAAATAGCTTGCTATGCCCAGTCTTCTCAGCATCGAACCCAAAACTGCCAAGTAAGTACAACTCACTGGGGAAGAGAGTTGTTGAAGACGTCTAGTACGATGACAGCATTAGCAATTCCCTATTATAGGCCTGCACCTTAATTTAGAATATAGACTATGATATCAAACTCTATTAACGCTTATGTTTTCTCTTGTTGTTCTGATTTTTCTTTGAGTTTTTCATCCTCTTAGAATCTCGTGTATTAGATACAAATTCTTGTACCGCATAAACGATAAGAGCGACTAGAACTTGTTTGCCTACTTCAAGAATAACAGTTCCTATCAAGCTGGGCTCCCTTCTGACAGAAACGGCTCGAAGGCGGGCACCGATAACATTATAACATCCATAATTTTCATAACCAATCTTTTATTTTTTATACAAATATATATAAATAAAATCCGTTGTATTTTTAATTACCCATAATCTAAACCCAAAAAGCTACAGAGGTGACGGTGAAGTAAGGTACATGGGTAAATAGTAGCAGGAAAATCCTTCCTTAACGTCGAAATATGATGTCGAAGGGAGGTGGTATCATGTTAGATAAGCTTATAGACGAAGGTGCGAAGGTACGCCAATCATGTATCCATGGTAGTGGTTATGAAGCGTATATGACTGGGGAAGACTATGAAAAGTGGATTTCAAAGGGTATTCTCTATATGGAGAAAGAACACCCAAAGGAAACACTGACTGTTAAGTTCATTAAAGCGAGTGAAACGGCGGTTGGTAACGGCCCTGAGTACTTTGATAAAATGATGGGTATTCTCAAAGCTTTAAAAGAATACGAAGAATAAAAAGAGCAGAGCACCTTAGGGTGCTTTTTTTCATGCTTATATATGGTCTACTGTGAGCCGATTATCAGCGTTTTTTAAAGGTCGTCCGTTTTTATCGTTTCTTCCATAACACGCTGTGATAATTTACTTTTAGATTTTGCTGAATCTGAATTTAGTACTTCATCAATGAGATTTATGATGATAGTATATGTATCGCACTTTTTTGAAGCTTCAGAAATTTTCTTAATAAGCAATCTGAGTAATATAAGCAATGAAGTGGAAATGGCTAATAAGACTAAAATTAACGGTTGAAAATATTTGTTCTCAGCATCGCCAAAGGAACTGGCAATGCTTAATAAACCAGCAAAAATTGACACTGCTATAGCAAGCGTAGCTAAGAGGTTACTAATAGAAGGAAAAGTGGCTAACAGACCTTGGTAGTAAATTTTAACGTTGGACAACTCTTCCTCACTCATTTCGCTTGAAACCATTATCAGGTGTGTTCTAGCATTTCTGATATTGTCAGGAGTATTCTCTTTCTTTTTCTTATTGTTTGATAAGTAGTCCTCAATCGCTTTTATTCTTTCATACGACATAGTTAATATCCTCCTACTGTTATAAAAACTATATCGGTCTATAAAAGTAAAAAGATAACAATTCTTTCCGGGGGTGGTGATAATGTAATGCCAAGAGCACGCGATCCAAACCGGGACCGCGCACTAGGGATATGGCGTGATCACGGTGGGGAAATAACAAACAGGCAGATAGCGGAGCAACTGGACATTGATGAAAAGAAGGTAGCCGTCTGGAAGCAACGTGATAAATGGAGTGTTGTACAACAATCGTCAAATAACGTTGTACAACAACCAAAAGAAAAGAAAAGTGTTGTACAACAAAAGAAACACAAGTCCAATAAACAGAATAAAGAAGTAGCTCGGGGCGATCCGCCGGAAGAAGAAACTGAGCTGACTGACAAACAAAGAATGTTCGTCCTTGAATATATGCGAGACTTCAACGCAACTAGAGCGGCATTAGCTGTCGGTTATTCAAAGAGGGCAGCTTATTCCATAGGATGGGAAAACCTGAGGAAACCTGAAATTCAGGCGGAAATCACAAGGTTGAAGGATCAGATGGTTAGTGAGCTCGGGTTAAGTGTTCATCGGGTCATAGCCGAGTATCTAAAAATCGCATTTGCTGATACTTCTGATTATGTGGAATTCGGTTCCCAAGAAGAAACAGTTATGAGTGAATATGGCCCAGTGTTGGATAACGAAGGTGATCCAATTACGAGACCAGTAAGCTATATGCGCTTTAAATCCTCAGAAGAGGTTGACGGAACGTTAGTGAGTGAGGTAAAGCAGGGACGTGAAGGTCTTAGTATCAAGTTTTATGACAAGCTCAAGGCACTGGATAAGCTGGAGAAGTACTTGGGCTATATGGACGAAGAAACTAAGCTTCGTGTTCAAAAACTACAGCTTGAAATTAAGGGTATGACTCCTCCAGATGCCAATGACTTGCCGGATGATGGATTCATCGAAGCCCTGAAAGCCCAGGCGAAAGGGGTGTGGGCGAATGAAGGTGAAGCGTAAGGCCGCAATCTTCAAATGGAAACCGTTATCCGATAAGCAGATTAAGGTGCTAACTTGGTGGATGCAAGAAGATAGCCCACATGCAGATAAAGACGCTTTGATCTGTGATGGAGCTGTCCGTTCTGGTAAAACATCGTCAATGTCCTTCTCATTCGTAGTCTGGGCCACTGAAACATTCAATGGTGAGAACCTAGGGATGGCTGGAAAGACTATAGGCGCCCTTCGACGCAACCTAATAGGGCCGCTGAAGCAGATGCTTTACTCCAGAGGATACACTGTAGTGGATCACAGGGCAGAAAACTATCTGACCATCAGCAGGGGGTTGGTAAGCAATGACTTCTACCTGTTTGGCGGTAAGGATGAGCGAAGCCAGGATTTGATTCAGGGTATCACGCTGGCGGGGATGTTTTTTGATGAAGTGGCTTTGATGCCGCGTTCATTTGTAGAACAAGCGACTGCCCGCTGTTCAGTAGATGGAGCAAAGTACTGGTTTAACTGTAACCCGGCTGGACCTTATCATTGGTTTAAGTTGGAATGGCTGGATCAACTGGTAACGAAGCTTGCGTTACACCTTCACTTTACTATGGATGATAATCTCTCCTTGTCAGAACGTGTTAAGGAGCGCTATCGCCGGATGTACAGCGGGATATTCTATAAACGCTATATCCTCGGACTCTGGGTGCTGGCAGAAGGCGTTATATACGACATGTTTGACCGGGACAAGCACACTGTTAAGACAGAGGATCGTCGCTACAGCAAATATCATATTTCTTGTGACTACGGCACCCAAAACCCGATGACGTTCGGGCTGTGGGGGCTTTTTTCTGGTGTCTGGTACAAGGTAAAGGAATATCACTATGACGGCCGCCAGCAGAGCCAACAGAAGACGGATGAAGAGTACTATCATGATTTGGTTGAATTCGTTGGGGATGTATCGCTGCAAAGTCTTATCATTGACCCTTCAGCAGCAAGCTTTATAGCTACTGTAAGGAAATACGGAAAGTTCATAGTGAAAAAGGCAAAAAACGATGTATTAGAAGGTATCCGTAACGTAGCTTCGGCGCTGAATACCGGGAAGATTCTCTACAATGATTGTTGCAAGGAAACCTTCCGCGAGTTTTCGTCCTACATATGGGATGAAAAGGCAGCTGATCGAGGAGAAGAGAAGCCCATCAAGCAAAATGATCACCAGATGGACGGTGATCGTTATTTTGTGAACACCATTGTAATGCGTCCAGCTTCATTCTCATTTGATTAATAGGAGAGGAGGAAACCTATTTGAGTACCACACAGGAAGTTTTCAAAATCATTGAAGACGGAGCAGAAAATGCTATGACGATTGAACAGATCATCAAACAGGAAATCGATGATTGGTACAACTCCCAAGAGCGCAAGGACATGCTTGCCGGGGAGAAGTATTACCGAAATAAGGGCGACATACTGGACCGAAAGCGTATGACCATCGGTGATGGTGGGGCACAAATTGAGGCTAAAAACCTGGCTAATAATAAAATCGTTCATGGATTCTTGAGGAAACTTGTTGACCAAAAAGCGGGGTATCTGCTGAGTAAGGAAATGAGCATTCAAACGAAAAACAAAACCTATGATGAATTGCTGAGCGGCTTCTTTGATAAAGGATTCAAACGGATGCTCAAGAGCCTGCTAAAGGAGTCCATTAAGAAGGGCCGCGCTTGGCTTCACATTTACTATGATGAGAAGGGCAATTTCCGGTTTAAAATGCTGCCGTCAGAAGAGATCATTCCCCTATGGAGGGACGCTGCTCACACTGATCTGCAAGCGCTCATCCGGGTGTATGAGATCGAAGCCTATCAAGGAACTAAAAAGACCACTATCCAGAAAGTTGAGTATTGGCATTCTAAGGGTGTTAACCGTTATGTGGTCGGCTCCAGCGGCCATTTGCCCACACCATCTATAAGCGGTCTCATCTCTGATGTGGAATCGGGAGGAAATAGCGGCCACTTCTCTGTAATTGATGAAAAGGAAGAGACAGATGAGAAGGCGTTGAGCTGGGAGCGAATCCCCTTCATATGCTTTAAATACAACGAGGATGAGCTGCCGCTGATATCATTGCTCAAGAGCCAGATTGATGAGTATGATCAGAAAAAATCTGACAATAGCAATAACTTGGAGGATTTGCCGAACAGCGTTTATGTAATCCGTGGATATGAGGGCTCTGATTTAGGTGAGTTCCGTCGTAACCTGTCCATACTGCGGGCTGTTAAGGTGTCAGCAGATGATAACAGTGGAGTAGACACTCTTAACTTGGAGATCGACACCGAAGCGTACAAGACTCATATGGATATGACTCGGAAAGATATCTATGAATTTGGCCGTGGGGTAGATACTCAGGCAGATTCATTCGCTACAGCCCCGAGTGGAGAGGCATTAAAGTTCCTTTATGCTGATTTGGATATGGACGCTAATGATATAGAAAACGAATTCCAAGCGGCGCTAGAGCAGCTTCTCTGGTTCGTGAATACTCATATCGAGAACAGCATTGGTACTGATTTCTCTGAGGAAACAGTGAATTTCTTGTTTAACCGGGATATCGTAATTAATGAGTCTCAGGTTATCGCTGATGCCAAGAACAGCGTGGGGCTAGTTTCCGACGAAACCATACTGGCTAATCATCCATGGGTGACAGATACCAAGGAGGAAATGAAGCGCAAGGACGACGAAGAAAAGACTGCTCTGGTTCGCGCACAGGAATATGGAGGTTTGACCGATGATAAGCCCCCTGTAGAGGCTGGAGCTGATGAGAAATGAAGTCTGAGGCCTACTGGTCAAAGCGCATGGAACAACTGAATGAGTCACTACTAAATAAGGGTGTACCATTCACAAAGACAATGAATAAGGAATACCGCAAGGCTCAGATATCCATCCAGACGGATGTTAACAATTTCTATCAGCGGTTTGCAGATAATAACGGGATCGTTAGCTTATCCGCTGCTAAACAAGTTCTCAAAGCAGGCGAGCTCAAAGAATTCAAATGGACCGTTGAGGATTACATTGCTCGTGGTAAAGAAAACGCCATAGATCAGCGATGGATGAAGGAACTAGAGAATGTCAGCATAAGAGTACGTGTTACACGCTTAGAGTCCATCCAATTGCAGATGAAGCAACATGTCGAGGAATTATCTACTAAGCGTCTGGCAGGGACAACAGAGCTACTAGGCAACGTCTACAAGGACGGTTACTATCGGAGTATCTTTGAACTTGAAAAGGGTATCGGTATAGGAGCCTCATTCTCTAAGGTAGATAAGCGGAAATTGGAAGCTATCTTATCCGCACCGTGGGCACCGGATGGCAGCAGCTTCTCCCAACGTATATGGACTGATCGCGTCAAACTGACTGGAACGCTTCGTAACATCTTTACTCAGGGATTAATTCGTGGTGATACCTCTAAGCAAATGGTAGAGCAACTTATGGAGCGCTTTGATGTGTCACGGAAGAATGCAGAGCGGTTGATACTGACGGAATCAGCATACTTCGCAGGCCAATCTCGCATAGCTGGCTACAAAGAACTAGGGTTGGAACAATACCGCTACACTGCCACACTAGACAGCCGTACATCCATTACTTGCCGAGATCTAGATGGTAAAGTATTTGATGTTGAAGATGCTCAAGTTAATGTTAATTATCCACCTATGCATGCTCACTGCCGATCCACGACTATACCGCACTATGATGACAACATCAAAGAGAGGGTAGCACGTGACGAAGATGGTAAGACTTATGAGGTACCAGAGGACATAACATATCCAGAGTGGGAAAAGAAATATGCTCCTGAAGCCTCTGATGCGGTTACCGTGGAGGTGCCATCCAAGAAGACACCTGAAACTCCATTGCCTAATATCGAGATTCCTGGTGGACCAACAAAGGATATTCCAATTCCTGAGAAAAGCATATATACCCCGGAACCGGAGAAATGGTATGATGAAACCGGAAAGACTGCACCACCGCTGATTAATCTCAGTAAGATGGATCTGCCAAAGCTGCAGCCGGACATACCGCGTAAATTAGGTAATATCGACTTGTCCAAACCTGATATCGTTCGCAACTATGTAAAGGATGCTGAACAAGCTATTAGGAACGCACCAGAAGAACATGCTATTGCTCTCACTAAAGAAGGTGAGGTAATCCATGTTAAAGGTGACAAAGCATCCGTTGATATTACTAAGATCAAACCACCTGAAGTGCTTAAAAAGAGCATCGTCACCCACAATCACCCTACAGTGGATGGGGAACCTGGAGGATCATTCAGCCGGGATGATGTCCTAGCATTCATAAAGAATGGAATCAAGGAATTACGAGCTGTTGATTCTAGCAGCACATACATCCTGAAGAAGTCAGCTCCAATAAACCTGAGTACAGATGAGATTAACCGTTTACTTGATAAAGCAGAAGATTCGTATCTTGCATTGCTTACTATTGAGCAGGCACTCACAGGTTATGACGAAAAGCATCTAACCATGGAACAGCTAGTAATGCTTCTTGAAGCGCTACAATATACAAAGGAGTGATGATCTTGCGAAGTAAAGAAGAGAATAGAGCGGCTATTGCTGAACAGTTTGCCCCGCAACGTGATAAACTGGGCGAACGATTTGACGCTTTGGTAGACGAGATCAGCGCCGTTAGGTATGAGTATCTTCAGAAGCGCGAAGGGCTCTCGAAACAGCCAGTAGGTGTTCTAGACGCTAATGCGGCGGATGAACGGCGGTTAAATCGTGAAGAAGGTATGAAATGGGTACTAATCAAACAGAAATATGGTATATGAAGCACTCTCCAATATGCGAGGGTGCTTTTTATATTGGGCCACGGTTGAGACTACCGCGGCCTATTTGCTCATGAACCGGAGCATATCGGTTAACTCCCTAAGCTGGAGAGCAGCTATACAAATCTATGGAGGTAGATGATAGATGGATTGGTTAAAAGCAATTTTGAAGGCAGCAGGGCTAGACGATACGAAGGTTGATTCTATTGTTGGTGATGCTGGCAAGGAGCTACCTAAGCATTTTGTTCCGAAGTCGCAGTATAACGATGTTTCAGATGCTAAGAAACAGGCTGAAAAGGATGTCGCAGATCGGGACAAACAGATACAGGATTTGAGCAAAACTGCTGGATTGTCAGATGATCTTAAGAAACAGATAGATCAGCTGCAAGCCGACAACAAATCGGCCAAGGAGAAGTATGACGCTGATATGAAGGAAATGAGCTTGAATACAGCAGTAAAGCTGGCGCTTACTGGTCAGGCCCATGATCCTGATATCGTAGTCAGGTTGCTAGACAAAACGAAGATTGAACTGGATGACAGCGGCGCCATAAAGGGTGGGCTGGAAGACCAGGTAAAAGTCCTGCGTGAGAGCAAGGGCTTTTTATTTGCAGAAAAACAGGAAGGTAAACCGCCAGCATTCAGAGGAACTACGCCTGGTGATGGTAAACCTAGCGGTGGCGGTGGACAGCAACCAGAAAACTTTGGAAAGCGTCTGGCTGAGCAAAGAAGCACTGGCGGTAAGGATTTAGATAAGGCAAGAGAATCATATTTCAATTAAGGAGTGATAAGTAATGAGTAAATTTACTACAACGACATACGGAAATAGAAAGCAGATTCATAAATTTCCGGACCATTACGTCAATTTGGCTGTGACTGTAGATAACACAGGGATCACAGCAAATGCAGAAGGCAAGAAGATTGTTCCCGCAGGAACTATTCTCGGAAACGGGATTCTGACTGATCAGACAAAACTTGCAAAAAAAGCAGTTACTACAACCGGAGTTTCAAATGCAGAAGGTGTCTTGTTCAATGATGTCGATGTAACTGACGGTCCAGCACCGGGCGCAATGATGATTCACGGATTTGTTGATTTGACTAAAATACCAACTGCCCCAACGGCTGAAGAAATTGCAGCTTTGAAGCAGATTACATTTCTGAAATAAGAAAGGGGAAATTATCATGCCTACAATTTTTGATCTGGTT